GCGATTCATCTGGGGCGCGACTCCCCAGCACGGCACCGACCAACTATTCGAGTTGCATGTCCGGGCCGAGAAGGAGCTGCTGAATCCCGAGACGAGAGACAACCCATCCATCGCGGAGTTCAAACTGCTTCTGCTGGAGAACAAGTACATTTCCGCCGAGAACAAGCTGGAGTTCATATCGAAGCTGTCCGAAGAGGAACGCCGCGTCCGCGTTGACGGCGAGTTCGCGATTCAAGGGGCGCTCATCTATCCCGAGTATCGGGAATCGGTTCATTGCGTGGACTGGTTCGACATCCCGCAGGAGTGGACGCGCTATGTGGGCATCGACCCCGGGCATCAAATCTGTGCCGCGCTGTTCATGGCGATCCCCCCTCCGGGGGACTTGAAGCACGGGCACTTCGCGTACCTGTACGACGAGCTTTACATCGCCAACTGCGATGCGGAGATGTTCGCCCGCAGGATGGCGGACAAGGCCAGGACGCAGACCTTTCAGGCGTTCATCTTCGACATGCAGCACGGACGCAAGGTGGAGAGCACCGGCGACACCATCGCGCAGATTTACTCCGAGGCCCTGAAAAAGCACAAGGTATCGTCGATCGAGACGGGGCATGGGTTCATCGCCGGCTCGACGGATCGGGTGGCGGACGTGGAGGCGATCCGCCTGTGGCTCAGGGGACGGGAAGGACTGCCTCCCAAGCTCAAGATCATCAAGTCCGCTTGCCCGATGTTCGACGAGGAACTGACGCGCTGGCGCTACAAGAAGGACCCCAAGGGCTACATCACGAACACGCCCGAAGATCGCGGCAGGGTCCATGCCTGCGCCTGCCTGCGCTACCTCGTCCAGCACGATCCCAAATACGTCTCTCCCACGGCAGGGGCACGCCGCCCCAGCTACGCGGAAGAACTGTTGCGTAAACGAATGGCCAACCGACCCCAGCAACCCCTGGTGATGCTGGGTCCGGTGGGCGGTTAAGCAGGAGAAGGTATGTCCACAGCAGTAGCGGAAGCCCCGACGAAACCTCAGTGGGAAGTGCCCGAGGTGCGCCCCGGCGATTGGGTGTACTGGTATCACGGCGGCAACGTCGGCGACATCCACATCCCGGCGCTGGTGCTCAGCCTGGGCTATGCGCGGGGGAGGACGCTGAACGTCATGGCGTACTTCCGCCACGGTGGGACGCGGCACTACGAGGGCGTGCGCCATGTGGATGATCCCGATTCCAAGGGCAACCCCGAGAAGCTGACGGCGGGCGGCTGGCGGCACATTCCCGGTGGGGCGGCGGAGGTCCGCAACTCCCTCTCGGGGATGGTCGAGGAAACCAAGATGTACGCCGAGATGTGCGATGCGTACCGGCGCGAACTGGACGACATCAAGCGGCGGCTGACGGTCCTGGAAACCGAGTGATCCAATGGCCGACTACCAAGACAACCCGTTGCGCGCGATCAAGACGCACTGGATGAACAAGATCCACAAGGCGATGGAGATCAAGCGCAAGGAGTTCCAGGACGACGCCGATCAGGCCATGTACTTCTTCAATGGCCCGTATCACGATCTGTACGACCAGGAGAAGTACAAGAAGGGGGCGTTCGCGTACAAGGGGGATGCCGCCCGTTTCCCCACTCCGTCCTTCGGCATGTCGGTCAACAAGACCTCCGAGCTGGTGCAAATCTTCGGCCCGGCCCTCTACCAGAGGAACCCCGCCCGCAAGGTCACGCCCCGGAAGATGAAACCGCCCCCGCCGTTCGCTTACGGCGACCCGACCCAGGAAGCCACGCAGCTCGTGGCCATGACCATCGCCCAGCAGCTCCAGCAGCAAGTGGCCGTGGACGCCTACCGCGCGTCTCTGGTGGAGGATTACCTTTCCTACACTCCGGGTGCCCTGGACCTCAAATCCCACTCACGGCGGGCCATCGAGGAGGCGCTGATCAAGGGAGCGGGGTGCCTGTGGGTCGATACCTACCAATCTCCTGGGACGGACAGGGTGATGGTGGGGTCGTTCTACGACACGGTGGACAACCTGGCGATCGACCCGGACATGCACTCCTTCGAGGACGCCAAGTGGATCGCCAAGCGCTGTGTCGCGCCACGGTGGGAGGTGGAGGCGGAGTACGGACTGCCCAAGGACACCCTGAAGGGGTCCGCCGAATCCAACTCCCAGCAGATGCGCAACTCGGAGGAACCCAACCAGGAGTACAAGCGTGCCAAGGGGGAGACGAACGATCTGGTCGTCTACTGGAAGGTGTGGTCGAAGATGGGCATGGGCTCGCTCCTGTCAGGATGCGGGGCCGAGTACGACGAGGTGGAGAAGTTCGGCCAGTTCTGCTACCTCGTCGTGAGCGATTGCTGTGAGTACCCTCTGAACCTTCCCGAAACTCTCCCCCAGCAGACCGTGGACCCGGTGACGGGAGTGGCCTCGTCGGTGGATGTGCCTTTGTGGGGCAATGACGAGGAGGTGAAAACGCGGGTGCAATGGCCGACGCCTTTGTGGATGGGGGATGCCTGGCCGGTCAAACTCATCGCCTTCCACTGGATTCCGGGGAAGGTGTGGCCCATGTCCCACCTGAAGCCGGTGATGGGCCTCATCCAGTTCCTCAACTGGATCTACTCGTTCCTGGCGTCCAAGATCACCAAGGGCATCAAGGACCTCATCGCCATCGGGGAAGGGGCGGAGGAGTCCCTGAAACGCGCGCTGATCTCGGGAACCGATTACGAGATCATCACGATCAAGAAGGTGCTGGGGAACATCAACGAGCAGGTGCAGTTCCTCCAGCATCCGCCCTTCCACATGGACATCTGGAAGATCATCGAGCTGGTGATCGACGGCATCGAGAAGGGCACGGGCCTGTCCGAACTGGCCTATGGCGAGTCCTCGACGCAGAGCCGGTCGGCGGTGGACGCGCAGGTGAAGGGCGAGAACCTGAAGATCCGCCCCGACGACATGGCGGAGCAGGTCGAATCGGCCATGTCGGACCTGGGTTGGATGGAGGCGTTCGCGGCCAAGTGGCACCTGGAACCGATGCGAGACATCGCGCCGATCCTCGGGGAAGCGGCGGCGATGTTCTGGGAACAGCAGATCACGGCCCAACCACCGGACCAAATCCTCCACCTGAACTTCTCCGTGCAAGCGGGGTCGATCAGGAAGAAGAACTTCACGAAACTGGCGGCGGACGCGGACGCGATGCTCAACTCGCCGCTGTTTCCCCTCTACCAGCAGTACGCCATGCTGGGCATCGTCGGCCCCATGAACGCGCTCATTGCCATGGTGTGTGAGGCGAAGCAGATCGAGCCGCAGCAGTTCATGATCCAACCTCCCCCCATGCCTCCCATGCAAGAGGAACCGAAGAAGGAGAAGGCAGCATGATCACCAACCCAATAGCAGTGCTTCATCAGGCGAACAACGCGACAAAACCAGAGCCTTTGGCAAAGCACCCCGGAGAAGCGGTGGTTATCGGAGTAAGCCAAGAGCTAATGGACTCGCTCGAAGCTCTGAAATTGGTCAATCCGTCATTGTTCAGCAAACCGCCAGTGCCCTCTGCGACTCTCTGTGTGGCTGGGTTTGGTGTGGCGGTGGACAAGTCACTTACTGGCAGGGAGACGAAGATACTGCTGACAGCCACAGAGTATTACAAGCCACTTCTGGAAGAAGTCAAATGCAGCTTTCCGGGATGTGAAGTGAAGGCGAAGCGGCACACACTGGCAACGGTAGTGCTTAAGAAACTCGACAGAGAAAGCCTGGATGGTCCGTTCATTGAAGGTGGTGCTGTATTCTGTCTGACACACGGCTTTCAAGTGATCGAAGTTTTGAACACGCTCGGATCAAAGGAATGGGCGATGGTAGAGCCTGTTGCCCTGAAGGAGAATGAGAGCGTCATCAACGATTTTCGCGCCAGACTACATCTTCCTGTGGAATGAGGGCAGCATGAACCTACTCGACATTCTTCAAGGGGTTGGCGACGTTGTGGACACGCCGGGCTCGGTGGTCCGGGGGCTGATCGCAGGCGACCCGGGCCGAGCCTTCGGAGGCATCCTGGACCCTTCGCAGCGTGTCTCGGGACGGGAGATGCTTGGGCTGGAAGAGGGGGTCGGCAACGAGATCCTGGGGATCGGCGCGTCTCTGGCGACGGACCCTCTCATGCTCTTGTCGGGCCTGGGAGGGTTGAAGCTGCTCAGGGGTGGGCGAGCTGTGGCTGAAGCTGCGCCAGCAGTGCGCGCGGCGGAAGAGGCCCCTGCGCTCTTGCGGACCTTGCAAGCGGCCCCCGAAGTGAAAGCGGCGGTCGAAGCGCCGGCACTGGTCAAGGCGATCGAGGCCCCGGAGTTGGCTCCGACGTTCTACTCACGGCTGGAACAAGCTGCGGCCAAGATGCCGGAATCGGTCAAGGGCGAGTCCTTGATGAACGTCCTGAAGAAACAGGGCGGCTTCTCTCAGGAGGAAGCGGAGTTTCGCAATCTTGCCGAACTGGCGCAGCCGGGGCGTAGAGTCACAAAGCCGGAACTGCTGAAGCACCTGGAAGAGAACAAGATCGGCGTGGGAGAGATATGGAAGACACCTGGAGAAGTTCCTACTTGGGACGAGCCTTTTCGACAGGCTACAGGCGCGAAGTATAGCAGCTACCAGACCAAGGGTGGAGACAACTACCGCGAACTTCTGCTGACCAAGAGCGATTCCGCTGGCGAGTTGGAAAAACTGGTCACAAAAGCCAACGCCAACGGAGGCAAACTAACACCGGACGAACAGCTTCGATACCTTGACCTCAAGGGCAAGCAAATCAACGCGCCGGAAGGCTATTACCGTTCTCCACACTTCGACGAACCAAACATCCTCGCTCACGTCCGAATGCAGGACCGCGTTGGTCCGGGCGGCAGGAAGATCCTCCACATCGAGGAAGTGCAATCGGACTGGCATCAGACGGGCAAAAAGAGCGGGTACAGGACGCCCCAGGCTGACGCCGCGCGTGCCGACGCAGCGAAGCGATACTCCGAATTGGAAGACGCCCTCTTCAACCTGCAAACGTCCGAGCCGGGTGGCGCAGAGAAACTAGCCCGGCTGATGCGGTACGGGCCTGAAGACGCTGCCGATCTTCCCATCTGGGAGAAAAGCCGAACGATCATGGAAGAGATGAAGAATCTCGAAGGCGTCATGAATACGACGCCAGTTCCCAACGCCCCCTTCAAGGAAAACTGGCACGAACTCGCCATGAAGCGTGCTCTCCGCGAAGCAGCCGAGGGCGGCTACGATGCGATGACCTGGAACACCGGCAAGGCCATCCAGAAGCAAGTGGGTGGAGAACTGGCGGGCCAGCAGCAGTTTTACGACGTGGTGCTCCCCAACTGGCTCAACAAGTACGCGAAGCAGTGGGGCGCTCAGGTCGAGAACATCCCCATCAGCAAGGTTTCCGACATAGCCGAAGCGATGGGCATCCAACCCAAGATGCGCCCCGGCATCGTCCTCAACGACGCCTTGAAGCAAGCCGTGCTGCACAAGGGTCAGCCGCTCATGGCCCTGCCCCCGCTTCTCGCCATCCTCGCGGGAGAGCAGGCATGAGCGATCCGCGCATCTGCCCGCGCTGTGGCGCAAGCCTCGATAGGACGGTGCCGCGCGAAGATGTGCCGCAAGATCAGAGAACGCCCTGGCAAAGCATGGTGCTGGGGCCACTGCCCCAGGTGCAGGAGGCCAAGGAGATCAAGGAGACGGAATGAGGTTCAAGAGAACATACGGCGCTTCGCCGCGATTCTGGCTCAACAACGTCGAAGTGGACGAGAGCACCTACCTCGCGGCGGACAAGGAGGCGGGCCGGCGTCTCAAGGAGATGTTCGACTCCGGGCAAGCGGCATCGAGCATCGTCACGGACTCGACGTACCTTGCCGGCAAGCACCGGCAATTCGAGCGGAACCAGAAACTCGGGGACGCCTACAAGCGGATCACGGAGAAGCACGGCGGGGACACCACCGGCAAGGTCTACCTGTCGCAGCTGGCGAAGTTCCCCGGCGATCCGCAGGCGTGGGTATCGGGACGCGGCGACATCCAGCGCGTTCTGGAGGAACGGGGCTGGGGTTCCGAAGGGGCCGTGAATGTGATGGTGCGCGAGCCCTTGGAGGAACCCAAGTCCCTTGCAGGTGATGTGTGCCCCAAGGTGCTGGAACAGAGAACCAAGCAGTACATCGCAAACTGCCCCGAGCCGGTGAAGGACCGCAACGAGGTCAAGGAGATGATCCGGGACAAGATCAGGCCACGGTTCGGCAAGGCCGGCGACGTGATCGTGAAGGAGTGAGGGATGCCGGATGACGTGAGAACCAGACCGGAAGAGAGCGATGCCACGCCGCCCGCAAAGACCGAAGAGACGACGGAAACTCGCTCGCGACCCGAAGAGTGAGGCGGCGCGGAAGATGGCGGCGAAGATCAAGGGGAAGCGATGACACAATCAGTCCGGCTCGTCACGATGGATGACCTGGTTTCCCACTGCCTCGATTACGTCGGGGCCTCCGTGGACGAGAGGAACGTCCGCAACGCCCGCCGCGCCGTTCAGAGCGCCTTCCGCGAAGTCGTCTCGTCCCGCGAATGGGCCTACTACAACCAGATCGGCTACATCACCACCGTTGCGTCCTACTCCACGGGCACGATCGCGTACGACCACACGGGAGGGGCGAACGAACGTCAGGTCACGTTGACCACGGGCACCTGGCCTGACTGGGCGGCTTCCGGGACGATCCTCATTTCCAACATCCCCTACGAAGTCTCGACGCGCGTCTCGGGCTCGATCATCACTCTGACGGCAGCCAACAACCCCGGCGCTGATGTGGCCTCGGGGACGACGTACACGCTCTACCAGGACACCTATTCCCTGCCTGGGAACTTTCGCCACTGCGACGAGATGATCAACTTCTCCAACCTGGCGCACGTCCGCTATGTGGACCCGGCGCAGTGGTTGGAGATGCACCGAGTCTTGAGGGCCACGGGACTACCGAGAGTGTGGACCGTGCAGCCGTCGCACAAGTACCAGGGCATTCTCGCGGCGAAGTTCTTCCCTCCCCCGGATGCGATCTACCGCTTCGACTTCATGTACCAGAAAAGGCCGCGCAACCTGAACGTGAGCCTGTACGACCTGGGGACCGTCTCGACGACGGACGGCAGCACGACGATCTCGGGGGATGGGTCGTACTGGACCTCGGCGATGGTGGGGGCGGTCATCCGCATTTCTTCCTCGACGACGGACCCGGTGACGGGGGTGGAGGGAGAGAACCCATATGTGATCGAGCGGGTGATCACGGATGTTGCCTCGACGACTTCGCTCACGGTGGACGCGGACCCGGATCAGACGCTCTCGGACGTGACGTATTCGATCTCCGATCCTGTGGACATAGAAGCGGGGGCTATGCTAACATACCTTTTACGCGAATGCGAAAAGCAGATGCGTCTTATCAAGCGCCTCCAACCAACCCCCACAGAAGAGATCGAGCACACCAACGCCAAGGTCGTGGCGTGGGCTGCTGACAACCGGGCCAGGGAACGCATGTTCCAGGGCGACGGCGTGTACGCACCGTACAGGCTGGCGGATGTTCCTCTGGGGTCCAACCAACCGTAATGGCGCGACCGGCAAAGAGTGTGGCGGTGATCAACGACTTCGCCGGGCTCATTACCCAGACGGACGCGGACGACCTGCGCCAGGGCGCGGGCCAGACGCAGACCAACGTGTGCGTGGTGCGCATGGGGGAGATGCAGGTCCGGCAGGGATACAGGAAGGTCACTTTCGAGACGGAGTAAGACCATGGGATTCTTCGGCGGCGCGAGCGGGGGCGGGGTGGACTTTGATTCTGCCGAGAACGCCTTCATTGGGGGGGGTGGGTCGGCGCTGACCACGGGCAACTCGAATATCTCCCTGGGCGCGGCCTCGGATTACAACGGGACGACGGAGCTGGCGCTGGAAGCGCTGACGGAAGGAGCTGGCAACATCGCCATCGGTGGGTCGTCACTGGCCAACCTGACGACAGGCGCGGAGAACATCGCGATCGGGGATGCGGCTCTCTTCACCGTGGAATCAGGAGGCAGCAACATCGCCATCGGCGAGGTCGCGCTTCGCCTCTGCACCGGCAACAGAAACGTTGCCATTGGTGGCTATGCGGGCGACGAGGTCACGACTGGCGCAACCAACATCTTCGTTGGCGTGGGCGCGGGTGGTGACGTGACGGAGGGAGCCAACAACATCTGCATAGGCGATGACGTTGCCAGCGTCCTGACCACCGGCAACGAGAACATCGTCATCGGCTCGGGTAGCGCGTGCAACAGCATGACCGGCAGCACGAACGTCGTCATCGGCCACGCTGCCGGTCAATTCGTGGAGACGGGCAGCCAGAACGTGCTCATTGGCGCAAACGCCGGCAGCATCTCTCAAGAGGTCGGCAGCAACAACGTATTCCTTGGTTACAACACGGACACCTCCAAGGCGTCTTTGGCCAACGGCATCGCCATCGGCAGCGGCGCGATCGTCAAGAACGACAACCAGTGCGTGATCGGCGGCGCTGCCATCGCCATCGGATTCCTGGGGTCCAACACCGCCCCCGCTGATGCGGACATCGTGAACTCGCAGGTGTTCCTCTACTACGACAACACCAACGGGGCAGCCAAGCTCAAGATCAAGGGCAAGACGGCCAACGGCACCGTGGTCGCTGGCGAAGTGGCGCTTTCCTAAAGGTGATTTCATGGCGAATCTGCAACACTGCAAACTGAACGACGCTGGCTTGACGCCGTACCGCAACGCCTCGCTCAACGCGACGGCGGCAGCCATCAAGGCGTCCGGTGGGCAGGTGTACGGCTTCCACATCGACAACACCGCCAACGCCTCGAAAACCTACGTCCACTTTTACAACAAGCTCGTCGGCAACGTCACCGTGGGCACCACCACCCCGGATGTTACCCTCGTCGTCCCAGCCTCGGGCGGAGTGGACTACCCCATCGGTCAGTTCGGCATCGGCTTCGACGTGGGCATCACCATCGCCGCCACAACCACCGTTGGCGGCAACACCAACCCAGGCACCGCGATTTTGGTCAACGTGTTCTATAATTAGGCAGATTTACCTATGGCGATCAACACGGGCACCGAGTTCAAACTGGCGAACGCGCTGGGGGACCAGGACGCGGCCAAGGACATCGTGAACAACGTGAACACGTTGATTTCCCTGGTGGACGGCATTGCCGCGCCGGAGCTTGGGTTTCTGGATGGGGTGACGGCAGGGACGGTCACGGCGTCCAAGGCTGTGGTGGTGGACTCCAACAAGGATGCTGGCGACTTCCGCAACCTGGACGCGGTGAACTTCGACGCCGGGGCCTCGGGGACGGCAGGCACGGTGGACATCTTCCCCTCGACGGCGAGCAAGGGCAAGGTGTCGCTCACGGCGGCGGACTCGGCTGGCAACACGACCACGACGATCGTCAACGCCTCTCAGAGCGGGGCGCGTACTTACACGATCCCCGATGCTGGGGGATCGGCCTCGTTCATGATGGCGGCGGGAACCAACACGCTTTCGGGGGCCACGGCCACGAACATCGTGGCGCTGACGGACAACCTGGCTGACGCGCTGAGTTACAAGGAATCCTCCAGCTTCTACCTCACCTTCGTCACCACGGACAACGCCGAATCCGTCGCGGTCGGCAAGCGACTCACCACGACCGATGGCGTGTCCTCGGGCACGGCCAAGATCGTGGGTGGCATGGCGTATTCGGGGGTGTCGTCCTCGGACACGGTGACGGCGGCGACCTCCAACAACAGCTTCGTGGCCTTTGCCAGCACCTACACGATCCCGGCCAACACGCTCAAGGCCGGCACCATCGTCCGCATCCGCGCCCTCGTGAGCGTCAATGACGCCTCTGGTTCGGACACCCTGACGTGCGAGCTGCGGATCGGCGGAACCAGTCTGATCGCGACCACGGCGGTCAACCCGGGCGCGACGACGGACCATCACATCCTGGAGTTCGATTTCCTCTCTCGCGCCGCCCCCAGCGCCTCCTCGTCGTGCGTGGGGTATGGGGTGTGGGGCACGAACACGGGCGGCACGATGGCCACGGCCTCGTCCCTTCTGGCGGCGACGAACTTCGCGACCAACGGAACCCTGGCGGTTGACGTGCGGGCCAAGTGGTCGAGCAACACGGCGAACACCTCGGCGCGGCTGGAAATGCTGAACGTGGAGATCATCTGACATGATGTTGCTGTCGGTGACACCTCCTGGGGCCTCCTGTGCGACGGCGCTCACCCTCACGCTGGGGGAAGCGGCCAGCGGCAGCATTGCGCAGGCCGGGAGGGTCTGGTATCGCATCACCGGACTGGACGCGGGCACGAATTATCGCGTGACCATCGAATCGCTCTCCAACGGCATCATCGGGGCCGGGGTCTACACCTCCTGCCAGGGCAATGCGATCGTTGACATCAGCGACAACTCCTCCTCGGGAGGGGGCACCAGCGGCGGGGAGATCAGCGGGTCCACCACCTACTACATCCGGCTTTACGATGGGGGCCTCAGCGCGGCGGGATCGTACAACCTGACCTTCGAGACGGACGTGAGTTACTTGTTCCAGGACACGTTCACCGACACGAACGGCACGAACCTGGAAAGCCACACCCCCAACACTGGAACCTGGGCCGTTAGCCAGACGGCCAAGATGACGATTCAGTCCAACGCTTGCAAGCAGACGGCGGCTTACGCTCCAGATCAGGTGTATGCGTTCGTCGATGGGGGAGTGGGGACAGCGGATCACACCATCGAGGTGGACATCACGCTCCCCAACAGCGGCGGCAACTTCCCTACGTTCTTCATGGCGATCCAGGGGCGCAATCAGGCGGAAAGCGGACTCAACGGCTGGAACTATGTCATCAGCGAAGATGGGCCGGTGGACACCACCCTGAGCCGCAAGGGCTTTGCGGCCAATGGGGCGACCGTCTCCAACGCCTCGTCGTATTCGTTCACTCCCGGCCAGACGTTCACGCTCAAAATCGTGTTCTCTGGCAACAACATCACGAGCTACATCGACGGCGTGCAGGATGTGAGCTTCACGAGTTCGACGCACAACACGGATGTAAACGTGGGGTTCTGTGCCTATTACGATAACTCGTCCTACACGGGAGTTGCCACGATCGACAACTTCCTGGTGTACGAATCGTGAGGACGTAGATGTTCCTTGGCTTTGTCACTCTGGGCGAAACCTTCGTGCCGACGTTCCTCACGCGGTCGGGGGATACCCCGCTCAACGCGGCCAGTCTGCCCACGTTCAGGATCTACGGGCCGGACGGCCTCATCACCTCCGGGACGTGCTCGTTCAAGAACTCCGGCTCCATCACCGGGGCGACCAACGCCAACCCGATCGTCATCACCAGCACCTCCCACGGCCTCACCAACGGCACGCGCGTCACGATCACCGGGGTCGGAGGCAACACGGCGGCGAACACGACCGTAGCGATCTCCAACGTGACCGCCAGCACCTTCGAGTTGACCGCGACGGCGGGCAACGGCTCGTACACGTCGGGCGGCACCTGGAACGTCAGCGGGCTTTACAAGCTGTCGCAGGCGGTGACGGCAGGGAACACCTTCGAGTCAGGCGAGACGTACACGATATTACTGAGCGCCACCGTGAACAGCGCGGCGTGGGGGCAAATTTACACCTTTGGCGTGGTGTGATGCTGGTAGAGACGTTCCGGGGCCTGATGTGTTTCACGGAGGCACGCGAACCGAGGTGCCGAGACGAACCTATCCTCCCCCAGCAGGAGTGCAAGTGCCCCGACTGCAAGAAGCCGCATGTGGCCGACGTGATCGAGGGATGCCCCCAGAAGGACGGACGCTACCTGCGGTTCTGCGAGAAGTGCGTCGGTGACAAGTACCTGCTCATTGGCAAGTTCCGGTTTGGGGAGAACGTCTGGTACAAGACGCACGAGCGCAAGCCGAACAAGACGTGGAAGCAGAGCATGAAGGACTTCGAGGACTACTGATGTATCGCGGGCGGCTACCTGAAGGGTCGGAGATGATCCTGTCCGTGCAGACCACGGACGGCGACGGCGCTCCCACCCTGCCCGACGACGCCCCGGTCCTGGAAGTCTACTCGGGGTCGGCGCACCTGTTCGACAAGAAGATCCCGATCCATGACCGGGCCAACAGCTACTTCCAGTATGGGGTGTTTCTGAACTTCGGCACCGGGACGTTCACCGCAAGGACGCGGTGGACCTCCGGTTCCTACGAGGGCTCGCAAGAGGACACCTTCGAGGTCATGGACGGCAACGTGGACGGCTACAACACGGCGATGTGCTTCTACCGCAGACCCCATGCCGACTACATCGTGCGGGCGACGACAAGCGGGGCACTGATCAAAGGCAAGAACCCACAGGTCTGATATGGACATGACATACGCTCCAGGACTGGTCCCCGAGACGATCGGCATCGGCGGGGTGTTTCGCCTCGAATGCTACGACCCCAAACAGGACAAGGTGCTGTGGGTGGCCCCGCTCAAGAACGGCGTGACCACTGCTGGCCTCAACCACATCCTGAACGTGGAGTTTGGCGGAACCACCCAGGTCGCTACCTGGTACTTTGGGTTGGTTTCGAGTTCCGGTTTCAGCGCGTTCAGCGCCGCCGACACCATGGGGTCGCACACGGGCTGGTCGGAGCAGACGGGCTACGACGAGGCGGCGCGGCAGACCTGGAGCGTGGGCGCGGCCTCGGGCGGCATCATCACCAACGGGACTGTCGCCACGTTCACCGCGACCTCATCCATGGGCGTCCAGGGGGCTTTTGTGACGAGCAGCAGCACCAAGGGCGGAACCACGGGGACCTTGTGGGCTACCTCCGCCCTGGCGAACGCACCCCAGACGATCCCGGCTGGGCTGACGGTGCGGCTCACTTACACGCTCACGGCGACCGCGACGTAGGAGAAAGCAATGGCATGGCTCGTTCCCGATGTGGGAGAGGTCGAACTGCTCAAGCGTGTGCTGTACTCCGACGCTGACGCGGAGAACTTCACGCTGAAACTGTACAAGACCAGCGTTACGCCGGCTGAAAGCGACACAGCATCCGCATACACGGTGGCCGATTTCACGAATTACGCCAACGTCACTCTCACAAGTAGCCAGTCCGGCTCGACGTGGGCGGTGCCCACAACGTCAGGCGGGGTGACGAGCAGCACCTATGGCACGAACGCGAGCTGGACATCGGGATCGACGCAGACGGTTTACGGGCAGTACATCATCGGCGCTTCCAGTTCGATCTTGTTGTTCGCGGAAGCCTTTTCTTCTGGTCTGGCGCTGGTGTCAGGGTCAAGTTTGACGATAACTCCGCGAATCGCCCTCGACTGAGTGGGTCTAATTATGGGACGACGCCTCTATCATCCTGGATTTCGCAAGGGCCAGTGGGTGAAGTTCGCCGGGGACATACCAGGCGCGCACACCGTGCTCGGCAAGGTCGTGGGCATCTTCCACCCAGAGGGCATCTTCGTCGTTGACAAGGACGGCAACGACCTTCTCGTGAGCAAGAACGGGCACATGGAAAAGATGATGTTCAAGCCCGACGAGGTTGATGAGCTTGAGGCTGTGCAATACGCGGACGAGATCCCGGCGAAGAGACTCGAAACAGCCAGCCCGGAATGGATCATGCGGATGATGCGCAAGAAGGGGAAATAGCATATGGCATCCGGCAATCTTCTCTGCTCCTGGACCGCCCGCAGCGGGTTTGGACCATCGTCCAACTACGCGACCATAGATTCCCGCAACAATCTGATTTGCTTGGAGTTCGATGCCTCCACGCGCGAGACGCATTATTTTACCGGAATACTTCCAGCGAATTACTCGGGTGGAGGCGTCACCGTCAAGATTTTTTGGATGGCCGACACCGCCACAAGTGGAACGGTCGAGTGGGAAACGGCGTTTGAACGAGGCACCACGGACATTGACTCGGATTCCTTCGCCACGGCTAACTCGAACACGGGCACGGCCAACGGCACGTCGGGCATCGAGACGCAAACGTCGATAAACCATGCGTCGGGGGCTGAGATGGACAGCGTGACGGCGGGTGACTTCTTTCGCCTGCGGGTAGAGCGAGATCCAACGGTAGGCTCCAACATGGCTGGAGACGCACAGCTTAAGGCAGTCGCGCTTTACGAGCAGTAAGGGTGGCATGTGGCGATCACAGGTAACGGCACGACGACGCACATCACGACCACGACCGCCTTCTCGCCGGGCGACTTGTGCACCGCTTACTCGTGGAGTTTCATCTATCGCAATGCGGCTGTGCCGGCCTCTGCAACAGTTGATGTGGTGTACTCCATCATCGGCGGTGCGGGCGCGTTTGAACTGGACTTCATCTGGGACCACACGAACTCGATCTACAAGAACGCCTGGATTCACAAGCAGGCCGATTCCACTGTCAAGACGGTTCAGAATGGCGGATTCCTTGCCAACACGGACTATGTGATCGGCGCAACCTGGTCCGCGTCCGACAACACCTTCCGTGCGTACCTTGATGGTGCTCTGTTCGGCTCGGTCACGGCGACCGCCCCGACCAACTCGCATGACGTGAAAATCAGCGCACTGTCGTTCGGTGGGACAAACAACTTCGATGACGGCACGATCGCTGAATGCGCTGTGTGGAGCGGAGTCGCGCTAAGTGCTGGCGAGATGCTGGCGCTGGGCAAGCGTGTTGC